GTGTCGAGATCGACCTCATCGACTTTGCCGTCGCACAAAAACATCCATCCCAAACGACCGGGCGGCGGTTGTGCAAACGGTGGTGTCGTGGCGCCGATGAAGCCGAAGAAAATACGGTAAATGGAGGTGCCGGCCGGTGCCGTATAGATCGATGGCCCATGCCCCCAGCATGTCCGAAGCGTGCCGGGGCCGATCGCGAAAAAGTTCTCGTCCCACCACTCCTCATCGTCGTCGATTGAGCCGCGACGGGACTGCTGGTTGAGGCCCTTCCATGGACCCAGCGTGTGGAGTTCTGGAGGATTGCCGGATTGAATTGCCATTTGCGAAGCAAATTCTCTTTTTCATGCGCTACGCATGGTCGCCCCATAGGGGCTCTGAATCATCTGAGGACAAACGACACTGGCACACATGGGAAGATCGCTGTTGAAGAGTTGCGCCATGGCACCGGCATCTTCCCGCCGCTGCTGCTGAAGCAAACACATGACGGCGGCCCAGTACGTCACCGCATCGGTCCATGGATAAGGGATTGGTTCTCGATCGTTATCGGTCAGGAGGGGCAAGGGAATGACCGTGAGATCGACCTCCATCGGGAGGGCCTGAGTTGGAATTGGGGCAAGATAGATTCGAGCGGATGGACCCTCGCCAAACTGCGTCCACCAGCCAGGTTCGCTGATGGTGCCCATGAAGGTGCCGCCATAAATGCGGAAACGGGCCTGAAAATCGGTGAAAACAATCCTGCGCCAGACCGGTTTCCAGCTTCCACCGATAATCTGGCCGGTCCCGTCCTCGTTGACCACCCATTTCCCGCCAATTCCGACGGCAAGGGAACGGCAGGCCAGAATCGACTGGGTTTGAGGAATCACGCCCTGAACCAGGGCATTCCATGCACTGAACGGATAGGTTTCCTGGTTTGGAACGGTCAGGACTCCGGGCGGCATGACCCGGAGGCATCCGGAAGCCGCCGCAATGCGTCGTCTGGAGCGATTGATGTAGTTGGTCAGGGTCGGAATCGTGAAAAATTGACCCTGAGAATCGTTCAGGAGATTTTGTGTCTCGTTGATGTACTGCTGCAGCATTTCATAATCTCCGTCTCCGACGCCTGGAGCCGGGATAATGCTCGCCATTGTCCGACATGATGAAAGCCGTCGTCGGTCCGCCCCCGCTGGTATCGACTGCCATGCCTCCGCCGGGAACCATGTACATGGCCTCCGCCTCCGTCATGTGCGGCAAACCGGCACCGGGCGGATTGGGGTAGGAGGGAGGGCCTGTCCCCGATCCGGTCGGTCCCGGCGGCCCCCATCCTCCGGAGGACACGTTCAGGGTTGAAGCGGTAGCTGGCGGAAGGTGAGTAGTCCAGAGACCACCCGAAATCGTCGGGACTGTCCAGACATTGGAGAAGACCACGGTCGGATTGGGGAATACCGAACTAAATCCCGGCCACACATAGGGATTGGTGTAGCTCGGGCTGGTATGGCCCGTTCCGGTCTGTTGCGGCACGGCCGGACCAACCAAGGCACCGGCCGGCGGTGGAATAGAAGGAGGCGGGAACGACGGAGCGGTCCCGCCAAGGGGAGGTGGTGGGAAAAACGGGGTGAATTCTGGGAACGATGCGACCGTCGCATTGAAAGCGAACGTCAGTGCTGCGGCAGAGGCCGTGGTGGCGACACTGGTCGTATAGGTTCCGGCCCCGCCTGGGTCCGCGGGCGGTACGCCACCGGCCGTCTGTTTGACGATGGTGGTGTTGGCCGGAATGCCGGTACCCGTCACGACCATGCCGGGAAGGATGATGCCCGTGACTCCGGTGACGGCGAGGCTCGTGCCCGTACCCGTTCCTATGCCCGAAGCCGTTGAGGCAAGGACCGAAGGCGCGTCAAGAGTCTCGAACTCCTGGAACTGGGGATTGCCAGGAGGCGGATCTGGAATGTTGAATTGCGGTTCGACCGTCATTTCTCAACAACAATCATCAACCCAGCACCAATTGCTTGTGATGAGCCCTGTTCCCGGTGCTCGCGTGCAACTCTCGTAAGGCCACGGTATGCGCGGCCACGGGTAGTTGCTCACGAAAAATGTCGGACCATTGAGTCGTTGCGCATACCATGGATCGAGCAAATGCGAGCCCGGCATGACGTAATGGGGCGGAAACGGCGGACATGCGATCCACGGCGGCGGTACTGGCGGCGGTTGCCCCATCCACCATCCAGGAGGACAACGGCGCATGTGAATCTCCGTTTTACGGAGGTGGTGCGGCCGGGAAGCCTGCTGCCCCTCCGGTAATGCCCGTCAAAAGCATTCCCGTACTGGGTTTGGAGCATACCAGATTCAGGGCCGTGAGCGACAGCCCGACACTGGCGATCTGGCCTTGCGGGATCGTGCTGTACCAGCCGGTCCACGCAAAATTGGCATCTTCATGGATAACAAGCGTGATGTACTTTGAATTAAATCCGATGCCCGTACCCACAGGGCAATTAAGATCAAAGAAAATAGGGGTATCCCCCAACAATAAACCTCGGAAGCCCGAGTTAACAGGGTCATCCTTCCCCCAGCGGCTCGATGGATCGTTATTGTAGCGCTCGACCGAGATGAAATCGGTCATCAACGTGGTCCAGTCCTCAACCGACATCACGATGAAATCCAGAGCTTCTCCGCCACTGTGCTTCACCGCTTTGAGCATCTGAGGAATGAATGTCGCCCGTGTCAGGATGGCGCCGGAAGCCGCATTTTTAAGTCCGGCCCAAGTCGGGTAGGTCGCTCTTGACAAGCCGCCGTACACGTCAACTGCAGTGCCGTCATCGTAGGCGTCGAGCAGGCCGAACATCTGCAAAACGTTGCCGCCATTGGTGGTGAACAGCGCTTTGGACAGGGCGCTCAGGCTGCTGTTTTTGAGATCGTTGAGCTTGAGCATCAACCTGGACGCGACGGCAATGGCATCCTGGGTGACGAGTTGTTCTAGGCCCAACGATGAAACGGGTGTTGCCAATGCGCAGAGATTGAATTCCGCATTAACGGTGGCGGCCACGTCGGTCGGCAAGTTGAACTGGCCAGACGGCCCCATCCAGGAGGATGTGACATACTGGCCAGTCTGGACGGGTTGAGTGTAGGGGCTCACGCCGCCCGAGGCACGAATGGCATTTCTGAGGAGGAGTGCCAAGAGGGGATTCTGCCGATAAAGCAGAATGACCACCATTTGACTAAACACTCTACGGACGGTTGCTTCTAGCTCTAGGCCGATGGGTCCGCTTGGGATTAGGCCAGCCCCGAGAATCGGCATTATATTACCTCCCCATAGCCATGTTAGTAGGCGTTTCGTGTTCTATCGGCATCACGCCTGATAGCGCCTAGAATCTCGTTCTCGGCCCAGCCCTCCGGGTCTTTGCTGATATCGGCAAAGCCCTTCATTTTGGAGTGGTTCCAGCGGCCGTTGCCGTGTTCGGCTTCACTCAGCTTGGGGTTTTTGGCGGCTTGGTAGGATGCGGCAACCTCGTAATCGCCGATGTTGCGCTTGACCATGAAATCTTCTAAATCTTTCATACCCTCATCGGTAAAACCGTATTGATTTTGAATGTCCTCTCGCGCCTTCTTAAATTTCTCCTGATCGGCTGCTTCCTGCTGTTGGCGCTTTTCGTTGTCGCGCTCCTTCTTTTCGGCATCGAGGCGTTGATTGAATTTTTGCTCAATGTCGTAATCCGGAATCTGAATGGCCGGATATTTTTTCTTGATGATGCCCTTCAAATCGTTGTTCAGGGCCGGATCGTTGTAGAGGGTTTCTGAAAAGTCCGCGACCTGACGGCGGCCTTGCAAAAACGCATACTCCTCATCGGAAATATTAGGCATGGATCAACTCTGTCTTTATGGGACGTCACATGACGCATGGTTAATTGGCGTTGGTTTTGCCGATCACGCTCGGCTGTAGCGGAATTCCGCCGGCCGGTTTCGGCACCACTTTCGGGATCGCACCCCATTCGCTATGGGGCGTTTGCGTATCGACCTGACAGATCGTTCGTGGCGGTGTCTCGGGCGGAGACATAATTGGAGGGTCATAGCTTTTGTTTTGTGCCATGGCTCAATTCCAAGCTAAGTAACACAAGGGCGGGTGTAATTCCGACCCTTACCACGCTCCGGCTAGTGGAGTCTATCCGCGCCAAGTCACGGCCTTGACCGCCCACATCTGGGCTGTCTGGGGTACTCTGATCGTTCATTTTATGCTCCTGGAAGAGGTGTGCTTGGCATTGGCGCCGGATTCATGCCTCCGGCCATGCCGGGCGGCATCGCGCCTGCCGGCGCCCCCGGATCGCGGGCCTGCTTCTGCTGTCCCATGATCGAACTAAGCAGTGCATTGCGGGCCACGCTCTGAAGCATGTCCTGGAGTTGCGTCCGCTGGACACCAACAGTCGGCTGGCCCTGATTGAGATGCCGGGAAAGGGATTGCACGGCCCGAAGCGCGTCTTTGTGAATGGGCGTTCCGGCCTGAAGGCCGCCAAGAGCCTGCTGGATCATGCCGATGGCCGTGGTGATCTGAGTCATGGCGTTGGCCATGTCTCCCGGACCGGGCGCACTGATTTGTGGACCTTGCTGGCGACGGGCGATAGAGGCCAGCATGGGTCCGCCACCGGGCGGGGGACCTCCAGGCATCGGCGATGCGCCCGAAGGAGGTGTTCCGGCAGCGGCGTCACCAGCACCTTGGGGACCACCCGCGATTTCGGGGTCTTCCGGACCGATACCGTTCGGCATATTCAGCCTCTCTTCCTTGCACCGCCACGACGGCCACCAAGCTGAAGTACATCCTTGGCGATTTCCTTGACCTCTTCAAGCTGGGCCGTCTGGGCCTGTTTCTTCTGCCGCCGGCGTAGACGCGACAGCAATAGTTCGGCCCCGGGCGGATGCAGCATGTGAATCAAGTCTTCGGCGTCGATAGCGCCGGCTCGAGCGAGGGCGATAGCGACCTGACGGTTGTCTTCGGCAAAGGCTGGCGAGGCGCTATGGCTATCGACCTGAACCTGGAATCCTTCCGGCAGATCGTGGAGGGTGAAATCAATGCCGCTTTCGGTCTGGTAGATCAGGGCATCCATGGCCTGCATCAGGCGCAGGCTCAGATATCCGCTTTGAGCAAGTTGACGTTCGATGCGTGCAGCTTGGTCAATAAGTCTGGGAGAGGACGTTCGGACAAGAGTTTGTGCATGGACGCCAGCACGTACTCCCGGCTCGCCTTGTCCGGACATGATTGGACTAAATCCGCTAGCTTCTTCGAAAAGCTGGAACAGGAAGTTGAGTTCTTCCATATAATTTTGAGGCGGTGGTTCAAGTAGTTTGCTTGCTTTGGCGTTAGGGTTTGGATCGTTGATAAATCCGCCTTCGTTGATAATTTTATAGTACTGTTCTTCGGTAATACTTGTGAAACCTGAGAAGACTTGTGGTGCGTTGACATTCCTATCCCACATTACCTTGAGATCGCGCATTCTCTTGTTGAGAACGTCTTGCAACATCTGGACATCGGCAATCAGCGAACGGCCCCAGAAATAGCCGGGTGTGACCTGTGGTTGTATCTTTACAAACGAGCTATGGCCGGGGACTTTGGACAAGTTCCGGCGAGTCTTGTCGCCCTCGATGATGATGTCCGGGTACACAAAATGAATGGTGGTGTAATCGCCATCCCGCTCACGATCCCGTATCCACAATTCGCAGAATTTCACCGTTGGTGAAATTTTCCGGTTGGGTTGCCATGGTGTTGGTACAGGAAAGACATTGACAATGCCGCCGGCTTCACTGCGTGGGGCACCGCCGGGTTCACCGAGAGGGTTGAGTCCACCCACCACGATCTGGTGGAAATACGACATCTTTTCTTCGTCTTCACGCCCGGGCCGGCCCTCGGAGATACGTTCGAGCAGTTCTTTTTGTTTGGGGTGATCGGCCAGAACGGTCCTCAGGCGCGAAACGGTCGGATACGTGACATGGCAGAAAGCTTCCTGCTCGTCCAACTCCAGGACAGTCTCGCTCAGAACACCGAAATTCTGCGGATGTACCGGTCCCAACCTAAAGCCCATTTCGCTGGGATAGTGCTTGAGCAGGTAGCACCCGTTCACCATCGACCATGTTACGGCCTCGGAAAACGTAATGTCGCTATCTGTCGAGCGGTAATCGGACGTGAGCTTCTCCGACACCAACTGCGCGCGTTCCAGGACGCTTTCGTTTTCGCCCGAATCGAACACGATTTGATAGCGGACATCGGTCGGCTGCATCAAAAAGCCAGACAACTTGTCGATGAACGGCTTGGTCTTGTTGTAGATGGCCGCCCGGCTATCGTAGGTGCCCTGATAGTAGTAACTGGACGCGCGAGTGTAGATCATGGCTCGCTCTTCGACCGAGGCGAGACATTCGTCGATGACCTCTTTGATCCAGAGTTCGAGGTCTCGCGTTTGATTAAAAGATGGGATTTTCAGCACGCCAACGAAGCTCCCGCACGACCGCTTCCAGGGATTCCTGGATAACAGGGGAATCCGGCAGCTTCGTCAAGCAGGCCCGCAGATAGTGCCGATAGTCTTTGAGTTCTTTCTCGCTCATCCTCGAAAGGATAAAGGTATACGTCAGCTTGGGGCGGTTGTGGTCGTCTCTCGTGACGATTGGCATCAATAGATCCGGATGGCTTTGCGACGGGAGTTGGCGATCAGATCTGGTTCGGCCCCGCTCTTGATATTGGCCTGTAGCACGTCGAGCCCGTTGCCCCACTTGAGGCGAGTCTGCCGGCCAGCATTCATGGCCTGTTCCATGGCGGCTTGAGAAACGCCACTCCAAGTGCTGGCCGGAAGCGAAATGGGCGAATCCTTGTAACGGACTTTCGGGGTGTCGCCTTCGTGCTTTGCCCTCGTTGTGTCGGCAACATGGTAGTCGTTGGCCAGGATGTCTTCGGCGATTGCGTGAGCCTTCCCGGACGGTGATCCGCCCAAGGCTATCGGCCGGAACTCCTGCTTCAGTTCGATGCCGGTGCAAGTTGGACAGTCCGGTGCCGGATCATCCCATTGGCTGGAGTCGAGCGTGACCTCGATCTGGGTTGCGCAGTTTTCGCAAAAGTAGGATCGGACTATCGGCATGGGTCAAGCTGCCTTGAGCGGGTTGTCATAGACGCCGATCCAGCATTGTTCAGCTTCTTTCAATTTGTGAAAAACAATGTTCATCGCGAGGATTTTACCATCAGGACAGATCGTAACGTAATTTTCGTTATCATGAAGATTCTCGAATGCCGTAATTGGAATTTTCTCCCACTCCAATGAATTTGTTTCATCCGGCACGCGGCGATTGACGATCCAGCCAAGGATGGGAACGGGCTCGCCAAGTTTTCTGATGTCATGGTGGAAAATACAGAGAGAATAGCCGTTTGGTGCCGGCAGAAATATCGTGTAATTACCGTCCATCAGAATTTTTCCTTCCTTTGCTGGGCGCGTTTGTTGATTTCGGACAGGTGTTGGCTGAATGCGAACGACAGCATGGTCGCCATATTCTGCGGTGGACGTTCGCCCTTGATGCTGTCCCAGGTTTTGTTTTGAGCGATCAGCGCCGGCCGCCGCCATTCGATCCAGGCATGATGCGCCAAGACGAGAGCCGAGACCAGATCGTCGTTCTCACCCGTGTCGGGGCCGGCCCCGATCCATCCTTCGTCCTGGATGACGGACTGCATCTGCTGGATAAGAGCCGGCGAACGTATCTCCAGGCGCCTGAGCATGAGGCTGTCACGGAGTTCAGAATAGACCTGATGCTTGTTGTCCGCATTCGCTTTCCAGGCGATCACGTTGCCGGCACCACCCAAGGTATCAGGTCTTTTGTATAGGAACCAGCGCACGGCCCCGATCATGTCCAAGATGTTTTGGGAGCCAGGAGTGCCCTGGAGGATGCCTCGCATCGCCAGTTGGCGAAGATTGCGCACCTCGGGCAGGACGGCCGCACCGACTCCCGAAACCTCCAGATTGGCAATGTGGTCGCGGTAAGCGCCCGCAAGATGTGCAAGAACCCACGCGAGTTGGTATGTGAGCGGTTTGTTCGTGCGAAACTCCGCAACCTGTACAACACGATCGGCATAACACCGAATGACCTGGATGGCGTGGTCGTCGCTGTCTCCGCCGCCACCGCCGGACGGATCGACCCCGATGCAATACACGCCATCGGTCTCCGGTGGTTCCCACACCTTGAGCATGGCTTCGTCGCGGTCGAGGGTTTGTTCGATACGCGATCCCAGGAATTGTTCATCGAAAATATACTTGTAGCCTTTGTATGGCGGACTGGACGGCCCCAGAGATTCGGCGATCTCGAGTGTACGCTGAGCCGGAAAAAAACCAGACCCCGAAGCGATGAAACATTCACGTTCATGCCACGGATAATGACGCAGCATGTATTCTTCGGCCCGGAACTCGCTTTCCCGCCGCCACCATGCGATTTGTTCCGGTTTGACGACAACGTTGTAGTTTTGTTTGACATAGCGGGCTCTGGTTATCTCTTCTTCGGTCAGTTTGCCGTCCCAAAATGTTTTGTAGTCTTCGTCGTCCTTCGGGATGCTGTAGGTTGGATTTGCCCAAAAGCCTATAAAAATGAACCGCATACGGCGGTCTTTCTTGGCCTGTTGGCAGAAATTGTAATACCAGTTGAACCCGTTCGCAATGCTTTCCCAGATGTACAAGCGATTGGGGTTTTCGCGGGCGAGTGAAGCCTTCAGGCTTTCCACGCCGGCCAGAGATTTCCAAGTTCCGCATTCGGTCGCGTGGACCATGTTGAGGGCTCGCGAAGCCCCGAGATCGGGATTGCTGGCGGCTGCCATCAGGTCGATGACCGAACGGTTGGCGAACGCCATGCCGTTGCGGTTGTTTTGGATCAGCCTGTGTTCCGGCGACCGCCATTCGGGCGGGAGAGTTTCAAGAAGGCTCGCAAAAATACGACGGAGGCGTTCCAGATTGTCCGTCCGGTCCGCGATGATGGCGCCCTGCACGCCCGGATTGGCCAGTGCCCAGAACAGTTCGATGACGGAGCAGACGGTGGTAATTGCAACTTGCCGGCATTTGAGGACCACGAATTCATGGACGCCTTCCTGTAGGCCTTTGGCCACGGCGTCCACGACGATCCGTTGCGACGGCCAGGGTTCCACATGGCAGCGGCCGGTTTCTTTGGTGTCGATCTCGACGCTGGTCAGAAGATCGTAGATGCCTTGTCGGAGTGTCGGCATGACAAACTTGGTCCTTCACCTTCCACTTGGCTCACTCCGGATTGTTGGTTTTTCACGCTTCTTATGGTTAGCACATGGGCGGTGGTCCTTCACCATCCATTTGGCTCGCAATTCCGGCGTGGTATTTCACGTCGTGTATGGCTCTTTTTCCTTGGTCTTTCACTGATCCTGTGGCTCGCGCGTTATCCCTTGGGTTGTCATATTCCATATGGCTTGCACGATATAAATGGGTTGTCGCTGGTCGAATGGCTCGCGCATTTCTATTGGGTTTACACGGCAACGCATGGCTCGCACCCTATCGATGGTCTGTCATTTCTCGGATGGCTCGCGCCCCTTGCTTGGGTTGTCATGGGGAATTATGGCTCGCATCACACAAATGGGTCGTCACTTTCATAATGGCTCGCATGACGGCTCTCACCTGAGGCGTGGGTCGTCAATCGAGGTATGGCTCGCGCCTGTCAACTGGGTCGTCACTTGGTCAATGGCTTGGGCGGATTGTCAGGATCGACCACGAACCCGTCTCCGTTCCGCCGATGCCATCGGCCCGACATGAACGGTTGCGGTGGTTGTGAAATACCGGCATTCTGAGAATTGCGTACAGAAGACTCTATGCTGATGTTGTCGGTTTCGACCAAAGCCTTCCTGATTTCGATCATGGTTTGAATGATCTTGGCCAATGTGTTGTCGATGGCCACGAGCACCTTGTCATCCATCGTGTTACCTCCTATATGTGTGGCTTCCACTTTGCTATGGGAACTTTGCCCGCCAGCACCCCGACAGGGCGTGCGGCGGGCTTTTTCGTCACCAAAGCTGTGGTCTTTCACCAACCATTTGGATCGCATAATCGTTGCTGGGTTTTCGCCATCGAGTTGGCTCGCTCTTTTGATTTGGGTTTTCACTCCCAAAATGGCTCGCACCCGTTGCTTGGTTTGTCATAGTTGATCATGGCTCGCTCGTGAAAACCCTCTTCAAGCGCATTATTTGGCTCGCTCTCCTGTCTTGGGCCGGCACAGCAAGAATGGCTCGCAATCATGGAGTGGTTTTTCACACTCCTCATGGCTCGCGCTCTTCACTCTTGGTCCGTCTCATTTGATTTGGCTCGCACCTGTTGGAATAGTTCCACACCAGTTTATTAGCTCGCACTCTGCGAATGGGTTTTCATGGACGAGATGGCTCGCATATCTGCCTTGGGTTTTCACATCACTAGTGGCTCGCACATATGGACAACATGGCTCGCTCGATGTGGATTGGCTTACAGATAACCTTCTTTCGCCAATGCATCCCGCAGACCCGGAATCATGTCCACGTTCGGCATCATGATGAAATGCGTATGCCCCAGGTGGGCATGGCTGTAGGGACGGGCCGGCAATTTGCCGAAATACAGCCAATACATCACGCAATGAACGTGACTGAGGAAGATTTTGGCGGCAAACCGCCGGGCTCTGGCGTCGAGATGAGCCGGCGGCAATTTACCGGCGATGTAAGCTTTGTAGGCATCGGTGCTTTTGTCCCAATTTTTGCTTTCCAGCGCCTTTGCCGCTTGAGCCGTCAACCGCATGTTGTCGTTGTTATCGACCTCGTACACCTTCCTTTCCCGGTATAGATGACCGTAGGTGCATTCCGGCCGGTTCGAAAATTTCATGAACGACTGGCCGACCTTCCAGATCAATGTCCTCAACGAACCGTTGAACGGTTTCTTGGCGCCCTTTTTCCAGGGTTTCTGGCCATCTCCGGCAATCCCGGCAAACGAATAGATGTCGCCGACCGCGGGGGATCGCCGGATGTCGATATGCGCCATGAGTCCGGCAGAGATGACCGGTCCGATACCGTAGATCGACATGAGCCACGGCCCAATGTCGGTACGGGACATGACGTACTTTTCGAGCGCGCCTTTGATCTGACCTTCGATGGTCTCGCCTTGTTCGGCGATCCAACTGATGATTTCGTGCGGCTCGTCTTTCATGGAGCGAACCTGATTGTGCGCCCGTTTTCGATCTTCCTGGGAGATGTAGTAGGCATCCACCAAGAATCGGGCTTCGTCGTCCGTCATGGTGACGGCCGCTTTCATGATGTCCCGCTTGATGCGGCCGACGCTGGGAGTGTGATCGTAGCCATGGGTCATTGTTTCGTGCTCCGTGCGGCTTCTGCCCGTATTTTGGATGCCAATTCCACGACCCTGCAGGCCTCGATCGGCGCCAGTTTGGTGACCGCTTGCAAAAACGGATCCATGAGGGCGGATTGAACGGCATCCAGATTCTTTTCACCGTTGACAGCGGCTGTCAGGATATGGCCGGCCAACCATTTGGAGGTAAGCTCCACCAATATCGCTCCGATGACCCGTGGATGCTGATTGGCAAGCAGTGGGCAAATTTGCTTGCAGATCGACCCCTGTACCTCAACAGCTTCATCCGAGTATTCCTCCGGAATAGGGTCATCCCAGTTGTCCGGATCGTTCCAGTTTTGCTCCACTTTACGCTCCATTTTTATTCTACGTTTTTCCCGGTTTTACCGGTTTGTCCCGGTTATGGTCCATTATGTTCTCCACTTGTTCCTATTTTGTCCAATTTTTTTTGGAAATTTTTTTTTTAGAATTTTTGGCCAGTATTGGAAAGTCCCCCATTCACGACCACTTTTTTAACATTGTAAGCCCTGAACAGGCATTTTTCGTTGTCGTTGATCCAGACGCGATAATTGCCGTCATAACCACTGATCATGATTTCGATAAACTCCGATTTTGGAAGATCGATCATTTTGTCAAGCGTCATTCGTCGTCCTCCCCGAAAACCATGTCCTGGCAAGACTGACATAGTCTGGATTGCGACGCCTCCCGTTGGGAGGCACCATCGCGAAACCCGGACAATTCGGCACCGCATCGCACGCAGACGCCGTTGTCCCAACGTTCGCCGGCCGAAGGGCCAAAGCAGGTTATGGCCATTTTACGCCGTGCTTGTTCCAAGCTCATGTGCCGCACGCCTCCCGGAACCGTTCGGGTTTGAAATTGGGATTGCTGAAGGCCAGTTCGCGGACGAACGCGTCCGCGATTTCCTTTCTGGCTTCGGTGGATATCCTGGCATCCCTGATCGTCTCCGCGATCAATTCGAAATGCCGCCTTTGCAAACTGGGAACTTTGGTCATGTCAGTTTTTGATTCTCCAATTGACGTTGCAGTCTTTGCCGCAACGGTTGCACACCTGATTGGTCTCGATCAATTCCGAGACCCGCCAGTCCTGAAGCCGTTCGTTCCACGAGGCAAACGCTTCGCACCGAACGTCCGAAGAGCCGCATTCACTACAGGCCGGAGTTGCCCGTAAATGCAGTGTACTTGCTGCTATTTGTTCTGATTTCATGTGTCCTCCAACTACTGTCATGTAGTGGATACACACAGTTTGTCAAGCCTAGAAAAATTGGACGGTAATTCAGAGCGTTTCGCGTTTCGCTGTCGCGCTCAATGTCACGTCCCAAGTCGCAAATGAACCAATGGCGCCGGGACCGGAAAGGCTATCGACGTGGGACATGTCGCGAGCATGCATTGTCCACTACACCCTTCCGGTCCTTAACCGCTCGGAAGCTAGCGTTCCGAGCG